ACTAACCAAGATAAAGTTAGAATTGCGTGGGCTCCTGAAGGTATGCCTACTTTTAAAATAACTGATGATTTAGTTTTTTTGAGAGTTGTAGAAATTGATAGCCCTATAAATAGGCTCAGGAATATAACTTATAATCCTCCTGCAACTTTAACCGGAAAACAAGTAACAGAATATACAAGAGTTATAGAAGCTCACTGGACTTTTTATGGACCTAACGGATTTGAAAGAGCTTATTTAATAAGACATTCAATTTTTCTTGATACATATAAATATATGTTTAATAGTAATAATTTATATTTAATAACTGATGTTCAAGCTCCAATAAGAACACCAGAAGAGTTTATGTCTCAATGGTGGTCAAGAACAGATTTTATAGCCACTTTTAATGAATATGTAAAACGTGAAGATGATATTGAATACTTACAAACCGCAGATATAACAATAGTTACTGACTCAGATTATGAACAAACTATAGATATAACAGAGTAAAAGGAGAAACAAAAATGACTTTATCCTTAACCGATGACGTTAATGTCATTATTAATTTATCACCTATAGCAACGCCAAGAAATGCTTTTGATCTTGGGCTTATAGTAGGACCTACTGATGTAATAACTACTGAAGATAGAGTTCAGGAATATACTAATGTCGATGATATGCTCACCGATGGATTCACAGCCACTGACCCTGAATATTTAGCAGCATTATTATATTTTGCTCAAAGTCCTCAACCTACAAAAGTTTTGATAGGCAGACAGGATGCAGACTCCTCAGGTGGAGGGGAATCATTATTAGAAGCAATTCAAGCTTGTAGAATTATAAATGGCGAATGGTATCCTGTTTTCCCTTGCGATGCGACTAAAGCAGACATTGAAGAAATCGCTTTATATGTTGAAACGGCTGTCCCTTCAACAGTTTTATTTGCTTTAACTTCAGATGCTGAGGTATTAGCAAATACGGCAGGAAATATAGCAAAAACCTTAACAGCCGCTAACTATAGAAGAACATTATTACAATATTCAACAACAGATTATGCTGCTGCTGCGATTATGGGTTATGCAATGGGAGCTAACACAGGACTTATTAACAGTGCTTATACTCTCAAATTTAAAAAAGAAGTAGGAGTAACGGCTGAAGTTTTGACAAGCACTCAGGTAACAAATATTGAAGCTGATAATTGTAACGTATATGTTAATCGTGGCAGTTATTACGATATGCTTGAACAAGGCGTTATGGCTGATGCAACATTCTTTGACGAAGTCATAAATCTTGATAAATTAGCAAATGATATTCAATTAAATATTATGGATGCTCTTTATCAAAATCCTAAAGTTCCTCAAACTGAAGGTGGTATGGGAATTTTAAAAAGTACAATCATTGAAGCTAATGAACAAGCTCTTAAAATAGGGTTTATAGCTCCTGGAATCTGGACAGGTTCTACAATCTTAGGACTTAAAACAGGCGATACATTACTAGACGGATACGCTATTTTGTCTGAACCGATTGCAGATCAAGCACAAGCTGATAGAGAAGCCAGAGAAGCTCCTGCTATTTATAACTGTATAAAACTCGCTGGTAGTGTCCATAGTGCTGTGATACAGGTAAATGTTAATCGTTAATTTATATATAAAATACAAATAGGAGATAAACCATGACAACATACAGTTTTCAAGATGTTAATATGACCTTTAACCACCCCTCAGTAGGACAATATATTATGAATGGTCAAGGGATAGGTTCTATAGCAGTAAATAAAGCCGTCACAAAAACCACTCATGATATAGCCGCCGATGGTGCAATTATGGTTTCAAAAATACCTGGTGAAAATGGAACGGTAGCAATAACAATCCAACAAATTTCTGATTTTCATCAATGGTTGCAGAAATATTATAACTATATTCATACGGCAGGGTCTCAAGAGTGGGCTTTAGCAACTGTCCACATTGATTCAAGAGGAACTCTTGAAACTCATTATATTTCAGGATTATCACCTGAAAAAGCGGCAGATAGACCTTATCAAGCACAAGGTCAAAATGTAACATGGACATTTATGGCAACTAAAATAAGCACAATGGCAATATAGGAATAATTAGAAAGGTAATTTTATGAACAAAAGAGAAACGACTAAAGACATTGATCTTGGAGAAAGAAAATTTAGGATAAAGGAATTTACTCCTGATGTTGGTAGCTATTGGGCTATGAAATTTTTTGGAGGTTCTTTTAGTTTTGAATCTGATAGTGAAAAAACTGAAAAACGTATTCAAGAATTTTTCAAAATGCCAAGAGCTGAATATAAAGAATTACAAAATGATTGTTTAAAATCTTGTTTTGAGATTTTGCCGGCAGGAGAAACAAGTGTAATAAATAATGACGGAAATTTTTCAGTTCCTGAACTTTCATCTTCGATTGTTTTTAATCTTGTGATGACAACATTCCAATTTAATCTCGCCCCTTTTTTCGAAGAGAGCCTCTCGAAACTACAAGCGGAGGAGAAGACAACTCTTTAATAGTTTTCGCTAAATGCCAAAATATTAATGAGTTTATTTTCATCCCTGTTTTAGCTGGTGTCTGGAGGCAGCACGAGCTTTGGGATGGCACTTACACAATATCTGACCTCTTAGATATAATTGAAGCTTTAATTATTAAAGCTGAAAATCAACAAAAATTATTTGACTCATTAAATACTAATAATAGTTAAGGAATTTATATGTCAGGATTCAATGTACTCAGAGAATATTTAATCAATATAAAGACAGCCATAGATCATAAATCAGCACAAGATGCGCTTAAAAATATTGATGAAAATATGAAAAAAACAAATAAAGTAGTTGAAGCTACTCAAAAAATATTTGAAACTTTTTCAAATTCGACTGTGACAAAAATGGGAGTGGCAGGAGCATCTTTCATGGCTTTTTCAGTTGCCGTAACTGCTTCTACTGGTAAAATTATCTCTGATGTTGCAAGAGCTGATATGGAAATTCAAAAATTCCAACGGAGGATGTTTACAAGTCTTCCAAATGCCTATAGCCTAAGAACTTCTATGGAAGCTATGGGATTGCAGGGGATGGAAGATTTAAAAGATGTTGCTTTGAATCCTGAACTTAGAGAAAGATTTTTGAAACTTAGAGGTCAAGCTTCTCAGATGATGCCAGGCGGTGATTTTGAAGGGCAAATGAGAAAAGTAAGAGATATTGAATTTGAATTTACTAGAATGAAACTTGAAACAACTTTTGCTTTTCAGCAAATAAGCTATTCTTTTATGAAAAATCTAGCTGGTCCTTTCTCTGATTTCCAAAAATCTCTAAAAAGTTTTAATGATTATATTTCAAAAAATATGCCTAATATTGGTAATAATATTGCTAAATTCTTTGAAATATTTGTTAGAGATGGAATGGTAATTATTAAAACTCTTATGCTTGGCGTTAAATTTATTGGAGATGTTTTTAATTTATTAAATAAAATGCCTAATGTTATTAAAGAAATAGGGATAGCGGCGGGAGCTTTATTTTTAATACTTAAAACAGGTCCTTTAGGCTGGTTGATAGCAGGATTACAAACATTATTTTTATTACTGGATGATATATTTACCTATGCAGAAGGCGGAAAATCTCTTTTTGGGAAATTTTATAAGGATTTTTACGATCAAGAAACTGGTAAAACCACTAAAAAAGGAAAAGTTATAACAGCTACGGTTAAAGGTGCGGCAACAGGAGCTGTAATAGGTTCTGTTGTCCCTGTTGTTGGTACTGGAACTGGAGCTGTTGCTGGAGCTGTTGTTGGAACTGGTTATGGGTTAGTCAAAGAAAATTTTAAATATACTCAAGAAGTTATGGCTAAATTTATGAAAAATGCTAAAAATATGGCTAATATCACTTCGTCATACAGACCTTGGGATAAAAATAGTGGACATTCAAAAGGAATAAAATTTGACGTTGGTTTAGCTGGGACTAGCATGCAAAAACAAGCCAGTTTATATAAAAATTTAATGGATACAAAAGGAATAGCTAACGTTAATTTTGAATCAAATAGCATGGCTGATAAAGCTAAATATAATAATCTTAGAGCATATTTAAACAGCATTCATTCTGATACCTCAAAACTTCATTGGCTTCATAACCCTAAAGCCACAGGGTTACATTATGATGTCAAAACTTCTCAGGTTAATCATTACAATATTAAAAGTAATGATCCTAAAGGCGTTCGTAGAGAGATTGAAGCACATAACAAACAAAAGATTTCAAGACTTACAAGAACTATCCCTAATGGAGCATACGCTTAATGAGTACGCAAACACTTACTAGTGGAATAGAATTTACAGAAGTAATAGTTCTTCCTTATACACATATAGGGGGATTTGTCTTTGATGCTTTTTTACAGGTTGACCATTATTCAAAACTTGAAATAACTCAACATCCAGTTCAAACAGGAGCATCAATAGCAGATCATTCTTTTATGAAGCCTAGAACTCTTCAATTTGAGATAGGGATGACTGATGTAAATGCTAAAAGTGTTTTCAATAATCAATTTGAAGAAACAAATAGTATCCTTTCAGTCAATAAAACAACATCGCCCTTTAAGCTATTAAAATCAAGATTAGAAAATCTAAGTATTCTTGATTTCAATAATGCTGTTTTAGTGGCTATACAATTAAAAAATGGATTATATAATATTCCGTCTACAATACGTTCTGAAGTTAATAGAATCTCTACAGCGAATGTCTTATCTACAAAAGCAGATATACAAAATATGATAGATGGAATAGAAAATATTCAATTCCCACAAGAATATCAAAGTATAATAAATAATCTTAAAAATACTTTAAATCAACCTACTCTACCAACTTTTACAAAGGAAAGTAATCCAGAGCCAAGCAGTCCAAGAAGTATAAATGCTTATAAAGTTTTAAGAGATTTGCAATTAGCGAGAGTCCCTGTACAAGTAGCTACAAGACTTGATGTTTTTGAGAATATGCTTGTCTCTGATATTCATATTCCCGATAATCATACTACCCTATATGGATTAAAGGCATCAGTTACAATACAAGAAATACTTATGGCTGATGTTATAACTTATAAATTGTCTGCTCTTCCTCATTCTACTGATAATACCAATAGAGGAAATGTACAAACTCAGCAACCTAATGAAAGTCTATTATATAAAATGGCTTCTCCTGAAATAAGAGGGGCTTTAGGAGCTAATTAAATGTCATATTCAATAATACCAGTTACATCTAATCCTAATCAAATATTTAATATTTCTATTCCAATTGATGAAAAGAATTTAAAACTTAAATTTCTTATTTCATACAATAGAATAGCTGAATATTGGAGTATGACTATATTTGACTATAGGGTCAATGAAATAGTTTTAACAGGAATTCCTTTATTAACAGGGCAAAATTTACTTGCACAATATGCTTATCTTAATTTAGGCAGTGCTTATTTGGTTAATTTAACTGGTAATCTTCCTGATACTCCAGATGACACGAATCTAGGAACAGCCTTTTTGTTAGTATTTGAGGATTCTGATGAATAATAAATATTATGGCAGAAGGCATCGATTGCTTGTAGAAACTGATAATGAAACTGTTTTAGATGTCTCTGATTTAAGGATTACTTTTGATATAAAACAAACTTTCTGGAAAGAGCATTATGGGGAAATATCTATATACAACCTTAATGCTAAAACAGAAACAGGGATTATAAAAGAAGGTTCAAGAGTAGTTTTAGAAGCTGGATATGAAGGTGCTGATAATTATGGAAGCATTTTTGAAGGTTCAATTATCCAGCCTATGCGATATAAAGAGAATGCAACAACTTATGTTCTAAAACTCGTTTGTATTGCTGATGATGATAAGAAAAACTTTGGAATAGTTAATTTTTCAATGCAAAAAGGGCAAAATGCCAGAGATATAGTTGAAGCTCTTTCTTCTAAATCTAATATTCCAAGTGAGCTTGGTAAAATATCAGATGATTTTTATAACACTCCAAAAACAATTCGGGGGAAAACTTTTTTTGGGAAAACAAGCGATTATTTAAGACAACTCGCGCAAAGCCATAATGCTACTTATTTTCATGACGATGGGAAAGTAAATATTATAAAACTTTCTGACGGAAATTCATCTGAATATATTGAACTTAACTCAGAATCAGGATTAATTGGAGTTCCTGAACAAATTGATTTTGGGGTGAATGTAAAAAGCTTATTAAACCCTAATTTAAAGATTGCTTCATGGATTAAATTAAATAATCAAGATATAAAAGTAGGTCAATACAATATTGGTAATCCTTTTTTACAACCGCTTGATTTTGATGGATTATATCAAATTGTAGAAACTAATTATAGAGGAGACTCAAGAGGAGCTGAATGGTATTGCGATATGATAACATTATCACAGGCTGGAATGAGTCCTGAAATGCTTGCGAATCCAGAGCAATATGGGTTTTAATTATGTCAAAAATATTAATTTTAGGTTATAGCCCTACATTAAGTAAAGCCCCTCTTCGTTCATATGATGAAGTATGGACTATGAATCATCGTGTAGAACAATTGCCTGTAGATTCTATAACCTTGCATTTTGATTTTCACGATACTACATGGACAAGCCTGAAAACTCAAGGATATAACTATTTTAAATGGTTAGAGAAAAATCAACATAGAACAATGTTGACTGGAGCTGATAGTAGACTCTCAAATTCTCGTGTTTTTCCTAAAGATGAAATTCTTAATAAATATGAAAGAAAGTTTTTTACTTGCTCTGTACCTTGGATGATTGCTTATGCAATAGAACAAAAACCTATTGAAATAGGAATATATGGTATTAATCTATCGCACAAATCAGAATACATACATCAAAGACCGCCTGTTTTGGAATTAATAAAAAGAGCAAAAGATGCAGGAATAAAAGTTATATTACCTGAAGCCAGTAAATTATTAATTCCTAAAATTGGGGATGATTGGAATTTATTCACAACAGACAGATTTTATTGGAACACATTTTATTAGGATTTTTATATGTATACATTAAATGAAAGAACCGGCACAGAAGAAGAATTTTATAGAAAATTATTTGATTCTTTTTTAAATCAACTTCGTGTCAGTATCCCCGCAATAGTTGAGAGTTTTGATTCTGATACTCAAACTATTACTGCTCGTCCTGCGATAAGAGAAAGAATTAAAGATCAAAATGGAACTCTGAGTTTTGTTGATCTTCCTTTACTGCTTGATATTCCTTTAGTTCTGCCAAAAGCTGGTAATTTTATTTTAACTATGCCAGTGGCTAAAGGGGATGAAGTCCTTATTATTTTTGGCGATCAATGTATAGATTCATGGTGGCAAAGTGGAGGAGTTCAAAACTTTAATGATAAAAGACGTCACGATTTATCAGATGCTTTTGCTATTCTTGGATGTTGGAGTCAACCAAATAAAATAACTGATTATTCAACTGATTCATGCCAATTAAGAAATTTATCAGGTACTGAAATTGTTGAAGTTGCAGATTCAGCTATAAATATTATTTCTGCTGTAACTGTAAATATTACTTCTCCAACTGCTAATATTAAAGCTACAACTACAAATGTTACATCGACAACCATTAGTTTAACTGGAATAACAAATATT